TGGCCATGTGAAAATAAGAAGAAGCTATCTGACGTTTCTTTAGAATAGGAAGATGTTTATAATATAGTTCACCAAGACATTCGTACAAAGCCATATGATACTGAGCATCTCTCACTTTAGCAAAGTCAAAACGTTTTTCTTCTTTGTCATAAATTGGTAAAAAGTTAAGCCACATGTAATAGTCTCTAGTGACATACCATGTTTTTTCTTCTTCTTTATAAATAACTCCCCATCTACATTTAGATTTTTGTTCATCCCAATAAGCCATAAAGTCTTTACTCTTTAATGGAGCTTGACAATAATATCCTTGTTTTTGAAATTTTCTAGCTTCAATATTAAATTGCTTAGATATTTCCACAGTTAGACCATATCCCTCATCAGGACCGGCATCTTTAAATATAGAACGTATAAAATCAATAAACTCTTCACGTGTATAAAATGTTGTTAGATCCCACACACCATTATCATAAGTAGGTATTTCTATATAGTAATTACTTAATTTATTCACGTGTAGTATTTACTAAAGTTTCCATTATTTCTGACATCATATCATTAATTTTTTGATTATAATGTTTAGTAAAAGATTCAAATTCAGGATTTGTTTTTGTTAATTCTTCTAATTTAGAAGATCCTTCGTTAAGTTTATTTAAAAATAAATTAATAGGTACTTCTCCTTTTTTTAATGATTCTGCAACATCTTTCAAAAAAATTTTTTCTTCTTCTGTTTTAAATGATTCATCATTTAACATCTCATTTAATTTTTCATCAATGTTTATTTCTTCTGCTTCTTTTTTAATTTTTTCTGACATAGTATTTATTTTTTGGTTATTGATCGTAAGCTAAGTTTTTTGTAGTTCAACAACAACCACTACCTGGTTTACAAGAAGTATTTTTTATTTTTGTAGTAGGTATACCACAATGATCTTTAGCTAAACAATCTGTTTGTTTTGCAGTTAATAAAAAATTATCTCCATTAAAATCTAAACCAAATCTATTTATTGTTTCTGCTTGATATTCTATTTCAACATTTAAATCTTCATTACCAAAAAGTGGTTGTGCAGATATAATAATATTTTGAAGTTTTTGTGGTTCAAGTCTGTGTTCAAAATCATCTGCCACCCATAATTGAAGACTAACATTTTTTTCCATTCTAATAGTTCCTCCACAATCTATAAAATGTTTTGTATTTAAACCAGCTTCAGTAATGTGAAAATGCCTTGGCACAAAATTACCATTTGGTTGAATAAAGTTTAATTGAGATATACTCTTTAAATGTTGTTTAAATTCTGATAATTTCATTTTTAGTTTTTATAATTTATAATTATTGATCGTAAGCTAAATTTTGTCCTCCTCTCACTGAACTTTGTTGTTCTTCCATAAGATCTTTATACACTCCTTTAAATGATTGTCTTACATCATCATACTTTTCTGCCATTCTAAGAAGAGCAGAAGAAGATCCATCTCTACCAAATGTAAGAGTTTCAGTTGCTAAACTTTTACCCATATTATCTAAAAATATTTTTATACCTTGGTATGCTCTATATGTAGGAGTTTGATACATTTTCTCACATAACTTTAAAGCATTAGATATAAGTTCATCATCAAGACTAAAATCAGCATTCACTTCTTTCAGGATAATATGTTCCTTGTCTTCTTCTGGTACATCAAAGAAAGGATTCATATCTGGGTTGGGACAAGTCATGTAGAATAAATAAGAGTATATCTGTAAATATTCATCTGGATATTCATCCATTATATCTTTAAGAAACTTTAATGTATAACAATGTTCACTAGGAATCACTTTACCATTTTGTACATCAAATAATCTTATCATTATTCATATTTTTTTTAAAAAGTCCATATTACGTTTTGCTCCTTTAGGCCATCTACTTATCTTTGGTTTCCATTCTTCTGGAATTGGTGGTGTTAAACTTTCTCCTGTTGTAGGATTACCATACACTATTAAATCATTTTGATCTACAGTGCGTATAAGTCCTGTATGATATATACGTACAACAAACTGAGGATTAGATGTTACACTTCCACTAATCATAAACATTACAAGACAATCTCCAAGTCCTTTTGCATAAGCATCAAATGGATTATGCAGTTCATGTATTGTTTGAGTGATCATAGTTTTTCTTTTGTTTGTCTTAATAAATCTTTACTTCCATTTTTAGCTATTCCTCTAAGAACAGATTGGTTTTTTAATTCATCATTGTGTATCCAAGTGATTCTAGCAAAATGTTTTTCTTTTTCAGACAAATAACATTTTCTTGCTCTTTCTTGTAGGTCAAGAGTTCCCATTTCAAATTGATCTAGTAACTCTGATAATAGTGGAATGTTATCATTTTGCATTGTATTCATAATCTAATATTTTACCGACTAAGTCAGATCGGTGGTTATGTTTTAATTTCACCCATTTAATTTCTGGAATTTTTTTAGATAGTTCAATAATGTAACTAAGACCATTATAATCATCTCTAATATCTTTTTGTTCATTATCACCATTAATTATAATCCTACCATTTTTCCCAAGCCTTGTAAGAATTGCAAGCATTTCTGCTTTAGTGAGGTTTTGTGCTTCCTCCACAACAAGGACATTGTCAACAGTTTTACCACGTATAAACTGTACAGGTAGTGCATTAATTTTTTCATCGTTTATTAGTTGTTCAATTTTAACTTTGTCATAACACTTAATAAGATTCTCTTGGAAAGCTTCTAAATAAGGATCAAACTTATCCTTAAGTGGTCCAGGTAAAAACCCAAGAGAATGTCCCACTTCAACTGCTGCTCTAGTAACTAAAATCTGGTCACATTCTTTTTTAAATAAAAAATCTAATGCCACCTGGGCACTAACAAGACTTTTACCACAACCTGCTCTACCTGTAATAACTACTATTTGATTTTCTCTTATAAGTCTTTTAGCTTCTTTTTGTTCATCATTAAGAGTGATAGCATACTTAATGTCATTCTTTAAAACTTTTTTCTTTTGAGAGTTTTCCATTATTTTTTTTATATCAAAAATTTAAATTTCTTCAGAATAAATAAAATTAGTAGCATTAGCTGCTGTCCATTTATCTTGATTTTCACATATCCATGTTTTAGTTGAAAATTTAAAATAAGGTATTTTTAATTCAGTGGATGGTGTTTGAGACTGATGCTTCCAAATTATTCTATTATTAGGTTGAGCAGCAAACTGTCCATTATCCAATTTAATAATATTGAATGACTTGTGTTCATTTGGTGTTTCAGACCAAGAAATATTTAATTCATTTGGATCTGAAGAACATGAATCTACAGTAAACAAATAATATCCAGGAGCTCTAGACTTATCTTTCATAATTACTTCACACCTAGCATTTCTGAGTCTTTCTTTTTTAATAACAGAAATATTATATGAAAAACAGTCCCACAATTGTAACCAATCTAAAGGATATAATTCTTCTTTTTTTACATCTTTTCTCCATGTGTATGCATGTATAGGTAGCTTATCATATAATGCTCCATACTCATGAACAAAAGATTCAAAATATAAAGCTTGGTTAGGTATGGATTTAACAGATATAAAATGAGAAGACTCAAACTCTCCTTCTCCTAATAGCTTTCCATTTTCATCTTCATAAAAATCATATAAAAATTCTTTTCTAATAAATACCTCTATAGGAGGAATATTTGCTACTAAATAACTCATTTGGCTTTTATTTTATGTTTATTATCTTCTAACCAATGTATTAGATCTATTGCTTCCTTTTTTAAATAGGGTAGATTATATTGCACGACATCTGTGACAATAGGATTACCATAAGTATCAAGAGCAGATATAGGATTGTCAAACCTATCGCGTCCTGCCTCCTCAAACAATATGTGATGAATTGTAAGAATACCTGGACTAAGTTTAGGGTTATGCTTAAGAATAATAAACATGTACATACTAAGCTGCAAAGCATAGTGGTTAAGATGACAATCGTCAAGATGGCTGATAGGATAAGACATTTTTTGTGTCTTTCCTTCCCAATTAGTAAATCCTTCAACTTTAATTTCTTTATTAGTTTTATAATCAGTGATGTGCACTGTTCCATTAACCACTTCCACAAGATCTGACTGACCACATACACCTGCTGAACAAAGATAAACCATGTGTTCTGGGTAGACACCTTCTTTAAGCTTTTGTTCTGGAGAATATTTAACTCCTTCAATTTCTATAGGTTTAAACACTGGTACTGTTATACCATGTCTTTCCATATCTCCTATTTGACACAAATCATTCTCTCTTTGATTATGATACCATGTACCTAATGTTGTAGCTCTAAGTGCTTCAGCTTTCCAAGCTTTTTTAATTTCTTCAGAAGTAAGACCATACCACTTACTTTTTTTATTTGTAGAACATTTCTTTGCTATCTTATCAGCTTCAAATGGTTGCTTGAAGTTTCCTATAAAATTAGTTACACTTAACCATTCTAAATCATCTTCACTACTATATTTGTGATTGTGTGCTGTAAACTTTAATATACTCATAGCCCTAGCTTTTGATTTAATTGATTTTCTTCTTCCTCTGTTAGTTCTGCTTTCCATTTACCAAGAGGACAATCTGAACTAAGTGCTCTCGTTTTTAGAGATAGAGAACATCCACATCCTCCTTTATTTTCATTACAACAAGGCTGGGTTCCTTTAACAAAACACCCTTCACCTTGCACATCTAGAAGTTCACAATTTAAACAAATTTGCATTCTTTGTTGTGCAATCTCTTCTACATCTTCTTTCTTAAAAACACTATTTGTTATCCCCTCTATTATCTGACCCTTGTTCTTCCATATCTTTATTATGTTTTCTTTTAGACTCATCTTTGTGTAGTTTAATAAAATCTTTACGTTGGTTTTCTTCTTGAATTATATTTCTTAAATTTCTTAGATCAAATAAATTCTCAGCTATTTTAAAACGAGCAGTCATTTGCTGCATGCCTTTTTGTTTATTTGTCTCTTCCCATTTCTCAAGACTATTTATTTTATCTTCTAATTTCCAATGTTTGATGGTGAAGTCACCAAGATTGGTGAGATGTATTCTTTGATGTTTTAAAGATGATAGACTTTTTCTCACCTCCTCCCAATAAAAAGATGTAACATCTTCTATTATATTTTCGCCTATACCAGTTATTCTACTAGTCTCAGGTATTAATGTTTTAGACTTTTTAGGATGTAGCAACACTTAAAAATTTAAAGTCTAAAAGAATATTACCATCACTATAAATATTTAAAGAAGGATTGAGAACTATTTTCTTTTTATTTTTTCCTTCTTTTACAATTAAACCTTTCTTTTCTAACTTAGCTAAACAATTACGTGCACTTTGTGAAGAAGAAAATATTTTCTTTTCAAATATTATATTACAAAAATTGGTGAGTTCTTGCTCTCCTTGTATAGATAAATAAGTGAGACAATCAAGTTCAGCATTACTAACAAATATGTTAGATAGATAGCAATATGTAACAAGCTGGTATTTAACAATACTCCACTTGTCCATCTTTACTTTCTTATCCACTTGGTTTACAATAGCCATTATAATTCTAATTTAAAACTTATGTATTCTTGCTTTGTGCCAGTCCAATCTTTATAAGATAGGATTGGAATGGCTCCAAAGTTTTCAAATATTTTCCAACAAGCACCCATGCAGGCCTCTCCTGTTAGAACATTAAAGCCAGCTTCTAAACCCCACTCTATAGAAAGCTTAACTAAATCATGACCATATCCCTGTCCTTTTTGTGTAGGAATAACAGTTAGACTATTCATGTGTAATACATTAGATGATTTCCAAGATAGAATGATTTCTCCCACTATCTCTTTTCTTTCATCTTTAAGCCATATGCCTTGGATGTTATTTTCTTCCTCTAGCATATATGTCTTATAGCCATTATCCTTTCTTAGTTCTCTAGGTTGTTCTTTTTCAAACTTAAAGGTTTCTTTATAATCTTTAAGTTTATATAAAGGGGTTGTTGGCATTGATTATTTTTTAAGACTTCTTGATTTAGTCTGTTCTTCTTCTATAGGTGTAGCAGCAGGAGTAGGTTCTTCAGATCTTAACACTTCATCACCCACTTTTAATCCTGCTTCAATAAGTTCTGGATTGGCATCAAGATCTTCTTGTGTAAGATTGTAAGGTGTTCCTTGTGGTTGTGCTTGGCTAGGATTGGTAGCATTACCTATAAAAGATAGAGCCTTAATTTCTTCAGCTCTAGCCACAGCTAATTTAGTGTTTAATTCTTGAAGCTTTAATTGAATCTCTTTCACTTCAATTTGTTCTTCCATAAAAGCAATCACTTGTTCTTTACTTGGAGCTTGTTGCTCATTTACTTGTTCTGACATTTTGGTTTATTTTAATGGTTATATAATACCTTTTGATTTAACTATTTAATTTTTTTTCATATAAAAAATGTAGGTTTAAAGATTAACATCATCATCGTCATCAAGTGATAAGTTTAAATCAATGCCCCCATCCATCGTAGTTATGTAAGACTCCCACTTATTCATAAAGTCTGAATAGTGGGTATCTAATATAAAAGTGTCTCCTGTATTAGTGAATACACTAGTGCAATTGTATGTAGGCTCCTCTATATCATCTGTACTCATCTTAGCTGCTGTCACTACACCTAAATCAATAGCAAAGGGTAGCCACTTGCCATTGTCATCGTTAAAACCTAATAAATCCATTTCTGTAGGATTGATTGTATGACAATTTACTTTACATCTGTGTATCATTATATTTGTTGTTTAAGTTTACGTGATTGATGGTATTGATTGTAATTTATATATATACTCCTGTTATTAGCCTTTATCATCTGCATAGCAGTAAGCCTATAAACTAGCCCATCTCTTACATCTAATACAGGAACCCCCACCTCTTGATTGTATTTATTTCTAACCACCCTATAATGAGAAAGAAGCTCTTCTCCCCCCTCT